CCCACCTCCAATTACTACTTGGCCTGATGTTAAGTTGTCTACTTGTAATGCCGTTAAATTTGCGTTACTGCCCGAGACAATGACCTTTTTCCATGTTGCCATTTAAATTATCCTTTTTTATATAAATATATATCTACTTATTCTAGTCCTACAAAAAATGAAGATGATGTAAAATATATACCACCTACTGGTGCTGTGCCTGTTAGTTCTGCAGATTGTGTTGCTAATACTACTACTCCACTCTGCGATACGGTTAATACATTGTTACCTGCATTCTTAATTAAGAATATATTGTTTGTAGTATCAACTTGAGCTGTTATACTACCAGATATAATTCGGTATGATTCTTGTGTATTTAGTGCATATGATGCGGTTACGGCATATGATGAGGTAATATCATATAATAAGCCAGGGCGTAATTGTCCGGGTTTAAACTGTCTCATTAGGCCCATCTCCCGTTTACTATTACGACATCATCTGAACTAATTGTATATCCTAATGTTGCAGTATTAAATATTATTGTTTGTGGATTAATATCACTCGGCGTCCATGTATAACATGCCGAATCTATATATTGTCCATTTATATAAATGTCAAATTCATTTACGTTTGCCGTTGCTAATGTCACCGGATTAATGGCAGCTAAATCAGTTAATGATACCGTAGTAGAACTAACATATGTAGCTTGTTTATCTGTTAAATTAGTTAAATATGTAAAAATATCTGCTGTTATTTGTACTTGTCCTCCTGCAGGTGTAACTATAGTACCAGTTCCGGATTGTAATATCGGTTGTGGTATAGTAGTAGTACTAAATAAATCAGTTGTGGATATAGTATAATCAAATGTTACTTGTTTAACCGAATACATTTTTTTTAATGTTGATACCCGAGCTTCTTGTTCCGATAATAATGTTGCTTGAACTGTTAATGGAATAGTAGCTCTAACTAAGCGATCTTCTCCAATAGTATTAACTGTTTCGAATGATATATTACCTATAGCCGTTGCAAATTTATTTTTATCATTACCCCATAAATAACGACCATATGGTAATATCTGATCGATTAGATCATTAAGTTGAGATGTAAAATCACACCACAACATCATATCATATTCAACTGTTACATATTTAGGTATATCAATCACATATAGTTTTTCTGATGATTGTGGTTGATTAGTAGGCATAGGAAATAATTCATCTTCATATTGATTACGTGAATTATATCTTTGTTTGTATACTAAAAAATTATTTAATGGCATACGATTAACATCCAATGTTCTTAGATTGTCTCGTTCAACCGCACTATTACGTTTAAGCATAATTAAAGGAGATTGAAGCATTCCTTTTTCATCTCTTAAGTAACCTAATCGTTGTACATTATCCCATTTTTCTCCATTCGAAAAAATAACAGGTACCGGCAGTACTATATCTTTATCTAAAATTTGTGGTTGTATTTCATTTTCAATATACCATTTTATTGCAAAATCTACATCATATAATGTTCGTTTTGCAGTTCGTATAACATCATCATCTCGGCGAGTTTGCATTGATCGATTTAACAATAAGTCAGGTGTAAGTCCTTCTGTTGTAGAAGGATTAGGCTTATTTGTTTTACGATCGATATTTTGTCTGTTATATCTAGGCATTATTTGTTATATCCAAATTTATTATCGCCTCCTCGACGAATATTAGAAATACTTTGTGGTGTTTGTCTAGTTGCATGTGCATCTATTAAAACAGAAACACTATATCCATGTTTATCTCCATTTGGCCATGTTTCTGGATTTTTTCCTACAAAGTATTGATTAGCATCTACATTGTCAACTTCATAATATTCATTATCCCAGAATATGATATCACCAATTTCTGGATAAAAATCAGCTCGTTCTAATATATCACGGGAAACACCAAATTGAGCCGTACGAGAATATGAATGTCCATAATCATCCATATTTGCTGTTTTTATTTCTTTAGTAATCAAACATGGAATTAAAATAGAATCATAATATGATTTTGAAGTAGATTCACCATATATATTAGAATTGCTTGATTCTACATGCAATTTAAAGAATTCTATTTCGGTATCTATAATAGCATTTAATAATTCTCTGTTGATTGATGCTAAAAACTTTGCGTCCCGCATTCCGCCAAATAGTGCCATCTTGTCTCCTTATCCAACATAAATTTTAAGCGGAACCTTTGCTAACAACTCATTCATTTGTGTTGCTTCTGCATTTTGACGTGTTAACATTTGCTCTTTAGTTAATTTATCTAAAAATTCGCGAAGTTGAGTTATTAACGCTTCTTTCTCTGTTTGACCTTGTGATACTAAATCTGAACCATTTAGTGTTACTTCGGCGTTTGGGATAGGAACAGACGAATATTTTCCTCGTACATATCCTAACATTTCTTTAACAAGTGCAACACCATATTTAAATATCCAAGCTCGCCCAATATCATTAATTGTACGGTAAGGATGATACGTATATGGTATATTTGATGCGTCACTTACAACTCCGTTTAAAAGTGCGGAATTACCAAATAAAATAGCGTCTTTACTTTTCTCTTCTTCAAATAAATATTCAATCCAAACTTTACTATAATGAAGCGATGATGCAGACGATCCTGTACCTGTTGTCGGTACTGGCCAGAACTTAATATCATCCCCATGAATTTCAAATGTAAAATGAGATTTACGAATTTGATCATTAAATTCAATAGCTTGTAATCTTAATAAGTCTGCATGAATTGGCATCATCATGAAACTTACTGATGGTGAAAATCCTCCAAAATCAAATGCATCTAGTAATTGTTGCGACCCTAATCCTGTACCAACAAATGGATCGAAATATCTAACAATTGCTGGCGGAGCATTATGCAACACTCGTTTTATTTCAACTGAACTAGTAACAGATAATGATGCTGAATCTAATGCTAATGATGCTGACACAGCTTCGCGTATACTATACGTTTGTTGACCCGGTACTATATCAATAACAGCCTTACGCCATTTTACAGTACCACCACTATCTGCTTCAGTACCATATGCTCGAGATAATTTAGTAATATAATTTAATGATGTACCTATATTAGCACCAGTAAAACTACCTCCATTTAAAAATGCAGATCCGGTTTGTACACCTAATGTATTTACTAAATTGTTAACGATATTAACTTGATTAACTTGATTTGAATATTCAACAGTTGCTGCTTCAAATGCAGTATAAAAATTAATATCAACTAATTCAACGTCCATAATAGGATATCCAACATGCTGTGCAGCAAATTTTGCAAAACTATCAGCTTGTTGTTGAAATAATGGATCTGTGTCAAAAAATCCAAATGGCGTAGATCCCGTTGTAAATGATGAACTCCCGGGCCAGATTGGTTTATTTTCACTGTAATCCATTAATATCCCTTTTTATATATAAATATCAGTACTTTTCATTTAGCAAGTTTAAAATTTCCTCAAGTGCTTCGTGACGATGATTATCTGTTAAAATAATTTCATTAACGAATCTAGATGGTTTAATTTTAGGTACTTCATGTACTGCTGAATCATTATTAAATTTTAAATCTATTTGATATCTATCGCCTGTTAATATCATAATACTATCTTTACCTAAACGAGACAATACCATTTGTAACTGTTGTTTAGTTAAGTTTTGAAATTCATCTACAATACAAACTGCATTATCAAATGTCCGGCCTCGGAAGTGTGCTAAAGAAACTAATTCTATATTTTCTTCCTTTTCCATTTTATCTAATAATTCTGGTTTGTTATAAACTTTACGCATATTACTACGAATTGGTACTAACCATGGATCCATTTTCTCTGCTAATGTACCTGGTAAAAATCCGTTATCTTCATTTGATACCGTAGGACGAGTTATGATAATTTTATTTATTCTGCGTTTGAAAAACATATCTAATGCAATTTGAACTGCTAACAATGTTTTACCAGATCCAGCTTTACCTATAATAAAATTAAATGGCGTTTCTAGTATTTTTGCTTTTGCTTCTTTTTGTTCTTCTGACAATGTTATTGAAAACTTAATGTCATTTTTCGGAGGAGTTTTTTCCTTGTTTGATAGTGCTGCTGCCATAATATAATAACTTATTAAAATAATTTTGTAAGTGTAGATTCTTGTAAAGTAAGATCTTTAAGAGTTTCAATTTTACCTAAACACATTTGTCTAATTGCTTGAAATGTTTTTCTTGCTGGATATGGTGTCATTACCTTGATTGTAACTAATTCTCTATCCGGTCCTAAGTCTTTTTCTATATGAACCATTAATACTAATCGAATTGCTCGAATTCGGTCTAATACATCTACAAGCCTTCCATCATAACGAATTACTGCTTGCATCGAGTATTTATGTCTTTCTACTGCCATATATAATCTTATTTCTTTATTATAAATATCCAAACAGTAAGAAAGGGCAGCCTTTCGACTACCCTTTTCTTTACTCAGATTTTACAAAGATTAAATTGAATTCAATCCGTGTACGTATACTTTTCCGTAGAATTCAGAACGAACTACTTTCTTCGCGTAACGTGTCATAACACCTTTACGTGGAGTGAAGTTAACTGGATCGTATACTAATGGAGTCATGATAAGTGGAATGTATGGACTAAATACAGCACCTGTTTCAAGGAACTGAGAACCACGGAATCCCATAAGGATTACATTCTCTTTCATGTAAGGGTTTTTGTAAACTGTGTAACGGTTATTGATTGCACCAATTTTTTGTACACCAGCTGCAAATTCCATTTTGTTACCATCTGTATCAGCAGCAAATCCTGGGATAGACTCAAGAATAGTTGCAACTGCAGGAGATGTTACAAGGAAGTTAGCACCACCTCTTAAAGTTTTTTGGTGAATTTTGTTAGATACTTTTTGAAGTTTAGTACCCAATGTTTGGAACCATCCACCTTGTGTATTATAGAATCCACCAGTTGTTGCAGAATCTTGTACAAATGCACCTGATGTTGCATCGTAACGATTGTTATTAACTGCTGACCAATACTCAGTTGTTGGAGCTGCTGCAATCAACATATCTAAGATTTCTAGATCAATTTCCATTGATACATACTCAGACAACATTGAAGTCAATTCAGCTTCAGCATCAATTGAATGGTAAGCATTAAGGTCTTGAGCAAATTCAGGAGTCCAAACTGCTTTTAACTTACGAGTCTTAGCAACAATTGGCTCAGATTGCATTTCAAGGTTAATTTCTGGAATATCAATATCAACACCAGTATTGATACCTGTGTTAGCAGAAGATCCTTTAAATGGATTTTTATCTTCAAAATCACCACGAGAAGTATCAGTAGGCTGTAATGAGAAATTAAGGGTAGCTTGTTTAGCCAATGAAGCAGAATTTGCAGTTGATACTACGAAAGATGCAGTATAGTTGCTATCAATTTTACTAAATGCTTGTACTGGTATGATTTCTACAGATGCAGATGTAAATGTCCAAGAACGAACACCATATAAATCAGCATTAGTTGGTACTGGTACAGTTAATAATTTATAACTAGCTAAGTTAATATCTGAATCAAAGTTAACTGATGATGATGCAATTACAGCTGCTACTGGAGTTACTGTAGATGCAGTGTTATTAAGTGAATATCCAAATCGACCTGCACCATAAAGACCACCTGTTGGGTCATTAGCAGTTGTAGTAACACCAAATAATGAATCGTCAGCATTTGTAGAACCAAACGGATCACCTGTTCTGTTTAAGTTATCATTATCAAATCCTGGCTGAGCTGTACCATATTTAAAGTCTAGATAGAAAATAAGACCTGATGGCAAGTTCATTGGCTGAACTGATACGAATTCTTTTGCAGCAAACTCAGCAAAGATACGACGTACCAATGGAAGTGCTACACCAGCCCACTCTTCAGATCCTTGTGCAGTACCTGTAGCTGTTGCTTCTTTTACTAACTGACGAGCTTGGTTCTCAAGCAATTGAGCCATACCTGCTCTTTCAGTTTCGCTTTTAAGACCTTCTAATAGTCCCGTTTTTTCCCATTTAGATGCTAATGCTTTAGCTTGATTTCTTTGTACGAAATCATTTGTTTGTAATAAGTTTGAAATACTCATTTTTTCTTTCCTTTTTAAATTATAGCAATCCTGCTAATTTTTTCCATCTATTAGCTAATTCAAATCCTTCATTAAGAATTGGAGCAGATTTAGGAGCTGTAGTTTGTGTCGGTTTAGACGCATAAGACTCTTTTACTACTCTTTTCTTAGTCTCTGGACGTTTGAATGATTCAGCTAACGTACTAAATACTAATTTTACTTCTCTTGTATTCCCAGCTCTATCAAAGTTCTCAATAACTTTCATTTTCTGAGATTCATTTAATTCAAAATTGCGGAACAATTTGTTAGTGTAAAGAAGTTTTGCATTAAGAAGATTAACTTCATTGATAATTGATTTAAGTTGTTTAACTGTACGGTAAGCTTCTTGTAATTCTTCTTCTTTTTCAGCTACTTCCATTTTTAACTCTTCAACATCAGCTTCTTCTGCTGCAGGCTCTTCCATTTCGTCTTCTTCACGCAAAATTGCTTCGATGATAGAATCAATATCTTCATCTAACTCTTCTGCAGAATAATCGCCTTCATCCATCA